TTACTTCCAGCTTTAATACGCTGAAAGATACGTTTTCTCATAGCAGGCTTTGTATAGTTACCTGCTTCGTTAACTCGTGACTTAGTCTTTTTCTTTTTAGTTGTTTTCTTTTTACTTGCCATTGCCTTTTAATATGCCTAATCCATTTTTTCCTGCAAGAGTAAGCCACTCTTGTGGTGTTACTTTTCCATCTTCAAGTATATCTGCAAATAGATTTCCTATTCTTACAAGCTCTTCTTTTTCGTCTACATTTTTTAGTGTAGCCAAGAAGAACTTAATAATATTCTTGTATGGTTGTGGCATCAAAGGTAGCAAAGATGTAAATAGTTTCATCTGCCTACTGCTTTCTGCGATTGTTTATGAGCCGCTGTAAATGAAGTACCCTTAGCCATACGTCTTTTCATATCTCTAAGGTGCTTCGCTGTATGGTGTTTACCATGTTTTTTCATGGCTTGCTGTTGTCTTGCGGACAATCCCGTTAAAGTTACACCTTTTACAGTAATATTTTTTGTTTTCTTTTTAGTAGCCATAACTTATTTTTTTCTTTTTAGCTGGCTTTTTCATCTTCTTTTTTTTTGCCGAAGACTTCTTTTTTTTCATCATTTTGCCTGGCATTTTTAAGCTCCTCAACTTGTCTGTTTAAGTCTAGAACAAGTAGTTCTAGCTCTGCTATTCTTTGATTCCGACCTTGTATCAAAGTTAGTAAATCTGCTTTAGTCTGTTCTTCTGATGGCATTGCTCCTCCTATACCTGTGGATTTATTTGTTCGTTAATATTCATTTTTGCTCTTTGATTATTAATTAATGTAACATAAGTATTATCTACTGCCCAAGTGCCATCTATGTATGTCATAGCATTACCAAAAAAAGATGTGGGTGCAGTTACATCATCAATTCTATCAAAGTCATTTGTATTTACATCTTGAAATGTTATTTGTTTTGCACCATTGTTCATAGTGCAAGACATATTGGTACTTGTAAAATTTATGTTATTTATATCTGTAAGATGTGTAAGTAGAACTACAACTTTGTTATCTGATTTTCGTCTAAATGCTGTCGCCATTATCCACCTGTATCAAAACCTATCATAACACCTTCTTGGCTTTGGTTGCCGTCATAGAACGGCATGATTGCACCAAAGTTTCCTGTGTGCATATCGCTTCCGTGCATTGTTTGTTGCATACCTAAATACCTACCAAGAAAAAGATCATGACTACTAACTTTTACAGTTTGTTCTGACCCATTTGCAGAAAATGTGCTGTTGGCTTCTGTGCCTGTATCTTCTGTAAACTTATACCCTAATGCTCTAATTGTTGAACCATTTGGAAATGCAGATGACCTAGATGTGTTTGATCCCATTACCCCTAACATACCTCTGTGGTGGTTATACCAAATTGTAGAATAGTTCTGCATATTACTTGGTATTTCAAGCTCATAAGTTGTATGTGGATCCATAGTAAAAGAACCATCAGAACCACTAATCTTTACATTACGAACTTTTTTAGTGCTATCAGCAGCTTCATTAAATAAAACATGATGTATGTTTGCACTAGCATTATATGCACACCAAGCTCCTGCATCATATCCAGAAGCAACGGTACCAGTAAATAATTGAGTTCCGGGCAAACTTAACTCTAACTGTAATTCTAAGCCATTAGTAGAACTAGCATTATAATCTAAAATATTGCCATATATATAAGCTGTGCTACTGACGTATTGTAAAGAAAAAACTACAAGTCTATCTATAGCAGAATCATATTCAATATTATAAAATTCTGTAGTAGTATCAGCAAACATAAGTTCATTCGCACCACTAGATATTACACTGTTATCGCTAGTATCCATTTTAAATGCTTTTACGAAGTTAGCAGTACCATCGTCATCACCATATTCTAATGCTGTAACAACAGCACCCATATCTTCCCAGTATCTTGCTATTGAACTAACATCACCTTGGTTATAAGTACCACTAGATGTAGCGTGTATTACCTCAGGAGTGCCTACACTCATACTTGGTGTAGAACCACTATTGGTAATTGTGCCAAATGCAATACTGTATCTATTAGTAGAACTAGCACCACTCTCTAAATATGCTAATCCCATTCTTCCATTACCACCACTACTTTGACCACTGATGAATACAGGTTGGTTATGATATGCTGCTCCTGCTGTTGATATTGTTGTTTCGCTTTGCCAAGTTATTGTTACATCACCTGTAGTTGCATTTAGTTTTCCTAATCTGTATGACGGATAATCACCATTGCCGTCATCACCATACAGTACAACTAATGTGTCAGTTTCTTGACACCATGCCATTTGTGTACCCCAACTCCTATTACCATTAAATTGGGCATTGTTAATTGTAAAAGCATCTGGTGGAACTGAACCAGTAAATGTTTGTCCATTTATATTTTTAATATTTGCATCAGTAAGACCATTAATATTTTTAATATTTCCTATTGCTACACCATTAAAACTTTTTACTTGATTAGACATTAATCCCTCTCTATAACATCCAAGCTAGGACTAAAGTAAAGTGTGTCTGCTGATAAAGCTATACCTACTTTTTGAATAAAATGTCCATCAGTTGTAGATGCTGATTGTGTAAAGTTACCTTCTCCACTATGGTCTGCAAATACTGCTGTACCTACTGTAAAGTTAAATTGGTCTGCATCTTTATAAAATCCATGCAATAAAACTTTTATGTCTGCATCACTTCCAGAGCTGTTTGCTTCAAGAGCTATACCTATTGCTGGCATATCAGCACTAGCGTCTGCGTGTGCTTGATCAATCTTGCCATTTCCGTCAATGTGAACTAACTCACCAACAGATACTCCAGTCAATGCAGTCATAGTTGCTACTACACCTGTTGCTGTATCATCTGTAATTGAAGCATCCTTACCCACAAATACTGCTTGTGTAAGTGCAGTAAGGTTATCTATCTCGCCTTCCATGTAAGTAGCAAGTGTCTGGACTTTAGTTTGTCGCATTGTGCCACCATCGTTAGTAACAATACCATCATCATCTGCAATCGCAGTTGTTCCTACTGTAGTGTTACCATCTGCAACTGTATTTATTTCTGTTGATGTAGCATCTATTGCTGCTAACTTGGTAAAGTCAGCTTGTACTAATCCTGACACACCATCTAGTAAATTAAGTTCTGTTGCAGTTGCTGTAATAGCTACATCTTCGTTTATTTTTGGTGATGTAAGTGTCTTGTTAGTTAATGTCTGCGTTGTGTCATCACCAACTAGATTAGTAGCAGCAGCAGGTAATACTACTGTTACATTTCCAGAGTAAGCAGAGTGTGGTGATGCTTGTAATTGAGTGTAGTGTGCGTTTGATGATTCACAGTAAAATCTAACATATGATTCTGCACCACTATTTTTTATTGATATTGCACCTGACTCCATGTCAATACCATTTGTACCATCAATTCTTACTACACCTGTACCATGTGGTGTAAGTGCTATGTTTCTATTACTAGCACCTGTTACTATTCCGTGTGTAAGTACATCTAAATCGCCACCAAGCTCTGGTGATGTATCTTCTACTATGTTAGATATACCAGATGATGTAGCAAGGCCTGATACAAGTGTTGACCTTGTAATTTTTTTAAGACCACCACCTGATGTGTCTACTGCAAGTAGTACATCGTCTGATGCAACTGTAGATATTTCTGATAAATCACCAACTGCTGTAGGATTGTAGTTTGTACCATCTGCGATAAGTAAATGACCTGCTGTATTAGTTCCCATAAACAAATCATCGCCTGTTATGGTAAGGTCACCACCTACAGTTACATTTCCTGTAGTTGTTATTGAGTCTATAAAGGCATCTTTAAATCTTACTCCAGTAGTACCTAAGTCTACATCAGAGTCAGTTACTGGTTGTAACACGCCATCTACTAATTTAATTTGGTCAGCACCTGCTGCTCTAAAAATAATGTTGTTATCAGTTGCAAAGTCAATGTCATTGTCTGCATCTCTACCTACAACTAAAGATGTGTTAAGGACAGAGGTAACTCCTGTAAGTGCTGCAACATATTCTGGAGCTGATGCACCAGAGTTTACTGCAAGAACCTTACCTGCTGTACCTATACCTAGTCTTGATAATTGGCTTGTTGAGCTTGCATATATAATGTCTCCTGCAGCTTGAGAGTCAAGAACGTGTCCTGTCGTAGATTCATACTCAGTCTGTGATAGCTGAGAACCTACTGTTGAGTGTTTAAATTCATTTGCCATTATGTGGTTTTAACCTCCGTCATTGTCATTGTAACGAGTCTTGACTGGTCAGGAGCAACATTCCTCGTACTATATACTCTACTAGAAATCATCGAATCTGTGTATCTTAGATTGACGTAGTGAGATGAACCATCGGGATCTTGTAGCAAAACAAATGGTTCTTTCCTAAGGGTTTCTAAGTCTGACATCACTGATGTTTTTACCTGAGTTGACCTAACTCTCCTCAGTAACATAGACCTTTTATCTGATACTTTCACAACTGCAGTCCACTTCCTATAGTCAATAGGGTTCCAAGCTGCGTGAAATACCAGTGCGTTAATTCTTGGTGACACACCTGTATCATCAGTGGTAAACACTATCTTAAACCTAATACGATCAAAGTTAGTAATTGTGCTGATGTCTGCCGTAACAGTTTGACCAGAGGATGTAAACTTACCTGTGCTACCAAAGGTTGTCCATCCAGTTGTGTCGTCATCAGTTGTGTCGTCAGTTTTATAAAATACAGTTACAAACTTACTTGAGTCTAAATTTAGTCCATTTACTGTAAGTTTTACTGCAGCTTTATTTACATCAGGGTAGTTAAAGTTGATATAAGGTGTGTAAAAGTTTCCTGTAAGAGGGTGCTCTGTAATACTGTTTAGTGAAGGATTTTCGTTCCTAATAGGCATCCTAAGTCTAAATGACCTTGGCTCCTTGTTGTTGTTACCATCTGCACTATCATCATTTATGTTGTTACCAAGTACAAAGAGACTCATTCTTTCTGAACCCTTAAATTTACCCATGCTTTCTATTTCAGAAACTGCAAAGCTAGCAATAGTGTGTGCTACATCTTCGGGCCTAGATCCGGGTTCTTCTTGTTGTGTTCTTACAGACAATAGCTTTACTGTCTTTGATATGTTTGCTCCTGCGAATGAGAATGGGAAAGTGTAGGGGAAACCAGCAGACTCGGACTCTAAGTCGTCAGCCAAGGCGACAAAAAGATTATTCCTGTCTTGAGTCATTGCAGTTACTCTTCCACCAAAACCTCTATAAGCAGGAGCTTTAAATAAATATGACCTATCTTCAAATAGGTACGAACCAGAGAAGCTACCAAAAGATATTTTAAAAAAGGCCTGATCACCACCTGCAGCGAATATTGATCCACCTCTACCCATAGCTGACTTGAAGTTTGAGTCGTCAGGAAACAGGTTTGCCTCTGGTTGTAAGTCTAAAAATTTAGCAGAAGATCTATCAAACTGAAAAAGCCCATCTTCTCTTCCAACGTAAATTAGATCATTAGCAGAAAAAAGATTTGTTATATCTCTGTCGCTATCTCCACATTGTATTTCTGTAGCAAAATTGTTTGCATCAGTTGGTGTAGTTGTTACTGCAACTTGGTTTGCTCTTGTTTTAAATAAAGCCAAGTCACCAGATGCGTTTCTTCCTTTTGCAAAAAATTTTACAAATCTGCCATTACCAGATGATATGTTAGATGGATTTTGCCAAGTTGTACCATTTGCAGAAAAGATATATGTTTCACTCTCACCTCTTGCTGCATAAAGATTGCCATCAAAAGATTCTAAATCTGTAATAGAGTGTGAGTCATCAAGATAGACAATATTCCATTTTTCATTTGTGTCATCCCATTTGTATATTGCTCTTGAACACGCAGCATAAATATTACCTTCAAATTCTTGAGGCTGGGTCCATTCTGCTCCACCCTCTGGGAAAACAGCAACATCATCTAATGCAAACTCATCACCACTTGTAGATAAAAGTATTCTTACTTTTAGGGTGGTTGCGTCTGCTGCCACTGTATGCTCAACAGATGCAAATGTAAATGAGCTTGTATTTGTAATTGCAGATGACGATGAAGATCCAGAAGAATCAACAAGCTGTATTTTTGCATTTCCTGATCCTGATACTCTTCTTAAATAACAATGTGCAAAAAACTTTTTTCTATTCTCAGAACCACTTATATCTTCTTTAAAAAAATCGTTGAATGTAATTTCTTGTTCTATATATCCATTATTAGAACTTGCAGTTACAACAACACCTCTGTTGCCACCTTTGGCGTAAGTTGATGATGATGCAACACTTGCAGTTGTAGTATCCCAATCTGTAAGATCGTATTCGCTGTTTGCATTTAGTTTTTCAAATCTTCCGTTAGATATAAGTACATCTGTCTCATCTTGCTGATAGCCCAAAACAAGTTCTCCTCTAAACATAGACAGCACATTCTCACTGTAACCATACCTTGCCCTAGCTCTGTTCGCTTCTGTCGCTGTACCGAAACGTGTGATAGTTGCAGCACCAAATCCCCTGTGCCATGTATCTTGATCTAATACCAAACCTATGTCGGGAGATTGTTGCTGATAGTTTGCAGAATCACTAACTTGTCTTGGAGGTGCAGGCGAAACGTGCTCAGTTTTCCAACCTCCCGGCACAGAACTATTATCTTTATACAAAGTAAGACCAACCTTATTAGTAGATCCGTCTGATTTACTTATTACAATATCTGCGTTCTGTGGTGCTGTTGACACTATACTGCTCCTTTGAACAGAGGCATAGCTGCCATCTGGCCTCTACCCTGTTCTGCCAAGTTTCTGTAGTGTGCGTATCTTCTCTGTGCAGCGTTAAGGTCGGTCACATCTAACTGATCCAAGTCTTGCTGGAACCAAAGCATTGCAGCGTGAGCATAGAGTATTCTAAGTTGATCGCCTTCTATTTCCATAGTGTCTGATCCTGTTGATACGGATGAAAGAACACCCATGCCCTTCACTCTTAGTGTTCTGTCTTTCTCTGTAGCAGAGTTTCTTAAAATAATTTCGTCACCCTCTTCTCTCCATGACATGATTGGGTGACCTGTTAGTCTAGGTATCTCGCTTTGACCTGCAGTAACTATTATTTCGTCTGCATAGAAAACAAACGCATCAGAGTCACTTGTTACATGAAGTCCTACTTTTATACTTGTGTCTAAGTCTTTTGCATCTAGAGTGTGGGTAAGTCTTTCCCAACCACCACCAGAGTGAGTTGTACCTGTTGATATACTGTCGCTGTCTATCTGTATTGCTGCAGATATCCTGCTTGCAGTTTTTGAGTAAACATATATTCCTACATTTATCTCTTCACCTTGATAGTTAGTTCCGTCTGGTACAGTAAGCAAAGCTGTGTTTACAGCACTAGCTTGTACTTGAAACCTTGCAGAGTTTGTCCCTGCAAAAACCATATAGTTATCTGGAGCTGTTGTTTCTGACTCCTGAGATATGCTTGTAAAGTTTGAGTTTACCCAGTCTGCAGGTGTAGTTGAGTCTGTCCATGTTTCAAAGTCACAGTTAAGTGTTTGCACAATATTGTTTGCAAAGCTCTTCGCATCTATCCTTGGTTCTTCAAATATCTGTCTCACAAAGCCTTTTCGTATTGATGTGGGCCTTGCGTACCTATATTGATGACCAGCAAGCGTAAGCGATAAATCATTTACTTCTTTGTAGAGTCTTGGAAAAACATCTTCTCTTGCATCATTTAACATATCTTTTAACTGCGAAGGATCGTATCTGTATATTTCAAAAGTTGCTGATCCAGAATCTGCAGTCAAATTAGTTCCTGAGAGAGTGAGAGCACCAGTTGAGGCAGTATAGTCTGTGACTAGCCTTACTGTTTCATCATTGTTACCACTCGTTATTCTTACGAAAGTATCATTTAGTGCATCGTCATTGTTGAAGCCAGTGTCAGTAAGTGAAGTAGATATCAGTGATGTGTTGCCTGCTATATTAGTTGTAGTCGTAAAAGAACCTACAAATGCACCTATGTACCTTGCAAATCCCGGTAACATTGTGTCTAAAGTAGTTGTTGCCACTATACTGGTATCTCCTGTGTTTTACCTGTGTCTAGATCAACCCTAATTTTTAAGGGCCTTGTCAAACCACTGGTTTCTGTTTTCATAAAAAGATAATCTGTAGCAACGTGCTTTCCTGCATTATCAGTTACTTTAAACTGTTGCATCACAGGCATTCTACTAGCCATCTTGTTTACAGCCATCTTAAGTTTGTGTTCTTCTACAGATGAACCATTGTCTTGTTCTCTCTGCTTACGAACTTCCTCGTAAACCCTTTGACCTGCTTTAGTATCGCTTGAATGCTTGTTTGCTAAATCACCTGCAATTTGTGCGTGTGACTCTACATCACCATATCCAATCTTACCTTCAGGGATTACCATCTTCATTTTCCTGCCGTTTTTCTCAACAGTGTGTTCTGAGACAGCAATCTCGGGTTTATCTCTAAAAATATTATTATTGTTAGACTTAGTATACTTTCCCATTATTTACTAATTTTAATGCCGTGAAACCCACTGTGGTCCACACCATAAGCTATATTTAAAACTGCACTTGTGCTTGTGTCTCTAATCATTTGTATTTGATCTAGAGTATCTTCACCATAAATCTCTAAAAATTCTCCATTAGTAACGAGAACTCCGTTTGTTCCTGTTGGTGCTGTACCATCATGTCTTACTCTAATTGCTGCTGTTTCTATACTTGCAACAGCATAGTTAGTGCCATCTGGAACTGTTAGAGATACGGCTGTGCCTGCTACTGTTTTGTTTACTTCGCTTCCAAAAGCCATGTTTTCTCCTTATGTAGTGAGGACCACGGGAATTAAATTTCCGTAACTTTAACTCTGGCCCTCACCACAACTATTCATTTATTATGCGTCAGATCCAGCTATGCCAATCCATCCGTTAGTCGCACCTGTCCAATAGCACAGAGCAGTTTCGTTTTGGGTTGGAGTCATAATTGTACCTGTAGTAGATGAACCATTCCATCCTCTCACAGTGATTACCTCTGCAGCGTCAGCAGTGTTGCTGATTACAAAGAATCCACTTTGAGCGTCAACGTATCTATCTGTACCTGCATCACCCGTACCTTCAGAGTTAATGTCTGTAGTAAGAGTTCTCATGTCAGGAAGATCCACGTTTCTCGCAGAACCTCCGGGGTCTAAAAACTGATATTTAGAGTCTGTGACTGCTAAAGTTTTAGCTCCAGATAGAGTCTCTGCGTTTGATGATTCATACTTGTTACCCATAGTGTTACTCATCTTTTAAGTCTCCTATTTTTTTTCAAGTTTATCTAGTATTGGTTTCTCCGTTTCCATCTTGGGGAGCTGCTCTTTCGTCTTAGATGCTTCAACCTTTGCAGGGAGCTTCATGAGACCACCTTTCTCAAGATACCCAACGATGCTTTCTGGAAACATCCGAGCTCTTGTTTTATCATACCGAACATCTTTTCCATTTAAGGAACGTGTTGGCAGATATATGTAAGCCATAGTAGGATCATTTTCAGTCCATTCAGGTTCAGGAAGTTCCGAAAGTTTATTGTCCTTAAGATGTTTCTCAAGAACTTCTTTCGCTTTGTTCTCAAACTTGATTAGTTTAATGATGGTTTCCCATCGGCCTGTAATTTGAGTAGTCATTTCTTTCTACCTCTCCTACCTCGTCTTCGTTTCCCAGCTTTAACCTGACTGTCAGGAGCAACCCTATCAGTCTCGCCGGAAGACGGAGAACCAATGATTTCGTTTTTTGTTTTTACGAAGGCAGGTATCCACTCACCTGTGAATACCAACTTGTTGTCTACGATCTTAGATTTTTTCTTTAACTTAGAAAGATAATGACCTGCCATTTCAGTTTTTATCCTAAAAGGATCTCCAGTAACAGAGTCATACAACACTGTGTACAGATGATCGTCATTACTTTCTATATGTTTAACGAAATAATCTTGTGATTGCGTAGTCAATTAGCCTCCTATAGTGCGTCTGCTGCACCTAGCATTTCAACACCCCAAGGATCAGCTACTTCAGCTTCTCCCCATTCACCAACCATAACCATTTCAGTACCTCTTAGTGAAGCATCTCTTTCTTCTTCAGCTTCCATTTCGTGAGCCATAGCCAAAGCTAGAGCCTGTGGAACGAAAACTGCACCTTTAGCGTCACCAGAACTATCTCTTCCTAATACACCTGATTGGAATATTGGAACACCGAAAGCTCTTTCGTTTCCTCTAAAGTAGTTTTGGATTACTTCTGCTGTGATACCTTCTGGGATTGGCTGTGCTGCCATACCAGAACCACCAGCTTGAATGCCAGTTACTTCTTGTACGAATCTTCTAATTTGTTCTGGGTGCATAACTGCGTTAGGCGTACCCGGAGCCATACCAAAAGATGAGTTGTTATCTGTTTTTAAGAAAGATACTGCACCAGCAATATCTCTGTAAGTTAAGTTACTTCCTGCTGATCCGATTGAGTTTGAGAACCCATCGAAAAGAGTGATAAGGTCGTCTTCAAGTAATCTACCTAAAGCTCCACCTTGCACATCTCCAACGTGTGAAAGTATATCTTCGTTATTTTGTCTTAGTAGTCTGTCAGATACAAAAGTCATTATTCCGTGTTCAGAGCTTGTAATGCTTGTCACAGTTACTGACAATTGTTGAGGAGCCGTTAAATCAACACCTTCTGATAAGGCTGCTGCATCGTTTCTACCCCAGATAGGGACATTAACTTGCTTGCTTCCTTGAGGAATGTCGTATCGGCTTACTAGCTGGTTTGTAGGACCAGCAGGCTCTATATTAGATATTGCGTTAGCAATAACGATACTAGATTGGTCTGATAGACTAGAACTTGACGATAAAGTCAATCCTGTTGCCATTTTATTTTACCTCTATAAAGTTGTGTATCCTTGATTTTTTATTTCACGCTGACCTTTTCTGAACTGCTCTGCTGTCAAAGATCCTTTTGCCATCTCTGATGCTAGATCAGAAACAGTTGAGAACCTTTTATTTCCAGCTTTAGGAGCACCTTCAGTAGTAGGTGGTGGAGGTGTTTGTTGAGGAGCTTGCTTTTGAGGTTGTTGTGTTTCTGGACTCTTAAGTTTGGCTAAATTAGAATTTGCTAGTGCAACTAACTCTTGGTCAGTCATACCAGCGTTTGCACCTTCCCAGAGTCTTTGATCATGTTTTACATCAACATTGACTCCAAGAGCCATTGCTGCACCTTGTGCTGCTGAGTAAACCTGAGAGAAATCTCTCTGTGGTTGTTGCTCTTGCACAGTTGGTTCAACGGGCTTTTGTGCCTTTTGCTTCCAATATTCAACCTGTTCTTCAGGATCCATCTGAGATAATCTCTGTTGCTCTAGAGCTTCTTGGTGCTCTTTGTACCCCTTGAGGTCTTCAGCAATGTTTTGTCTTATCTCTTTTAACTGTTGTGCAGTGTAATTGATTTGGTCTCCTCTGAGCTTATTCATCTCTTTAGAAACTGTCTCTCTTATTATCTCTGCAACATCAACTTCCTGTTTAGGCTCTTCCTCTACCTTCTCCAGTACCTCTTCCTGTACCTGCTCTTTTACTTGTTCAGAAACCTGTTCAACGATTTCTTGAGCTTTTTCCTCTGCCGTAACATCATTATTTTGCTCTGAGGCCGTGACCTCGTTTTTATCTGTAGTCATTTGAGCCGTAACTCCTTAATTAATTACATTAAATTATTATAAATAATATATTTTATTATCTATATATATATATTATAAACTCTTTCTCTCTCTAAATGTCAATAGTATTCTGGGAATACTTCTTTTCTATTTCTCATTAATTGTGACCAATCAACAGGAATAACATCTCTTAGTGCATACAATTCTTGAGGATTAGGTTCTCCATCTATTCTCCAAGCATCTGAGAGAAGTTTATTATCATATCCATTCCTGTATACCCAAGCATCAAGATAAGGATCGTTCATTCTAAGTTGATCCCTTACTTTGTTTCTGACAGCTATAAATTCTGCTAGCCTTGGGTTTTCTTCTCTTAAGAGTCTTTTATAATCTGGACTTGCAGCTTGATATTTATCATAATATATTCTCTCCATGTCAGGGAACTCATTTAATGTAGCTGTGTCTGCACCTTGAAAATATTTACCACCAAATATGTGATGACCAATTACAACTTCTGCCTCAAACTCATTGAGGTCTTTCTTCTGAAATCTTATACTTACTATTTGATCATACAAATCTTTGTTTCCATCAAGGTCAAACTGCAAAAAATTCCTGTCTGCTTGTTGCATTGCTTGATAATCAAACTCTCCGTCTTCAAGATAATTTGACGGATTATCAAAAACTTTTCTGTTGTAAAGATCAAGATAATAATTAATTGTATTGTCAGTATTTTCTGCTGCTTGTTGCTCAAAATATGCTTCAACTTCTGTTGAACTTAATTCTTCAATAGAATTATATTTATCTTCAAGTATTTCTTTTCTTTTTCTTCTATATATTTGCATTGCAGATTCATATTGACGAGGACTTGATGCTAATCCACCCTGTTTTAGTGTTTCAGTAAGTGCATCTATTTTTTTTCTGGCTTCTGTATTAATTTGATTAAAACTCTCATACCAGCTCTCCATAAATTCAGGTGTATTAGGTTGAGTAACATTTGCGTAAACTTTTTCTGCAACTCTTTTTAGCACTGCTGCATCGTTTGTAATTTGTGCTTTTTCTGATTCTGATAAACCTTCAAGTATTTCAGCAGGGGGGTTTTCTAGTCCCTCTCTTTGCAGTCTGCTTAAATCTCTCCATTTAGTTAGCTTGTCTGTGCCACTTGGAAATCTTCTTGCTGCTATTTCGTCTCTAGTATTATAAAGATAATCCCAGTTTGATTGTGGATATTCTTTAATACCAAGAGGATTTAATGCTTGAAGCCAATAAAAATCAAGTTCGGTGCCAATAAAAGGAAGTGTAAAATCAGGCTCTCTTGCAGCTCTGTTAATATCATCAATTATTGCACCCTGCACTGAAAATGGAAGTGGTAAAAGTTGTTTTGCAATGTCTGCCGAGAATGGATTTCTTGATACGTCATATCCAAAGTAATCTTCCCCGGTTACTATACTCCAAACAGCACCACCAAGAACAGAGGATTTAGATCTCAAGATTCTTGTTACAGGATTATAAATTGTTTTTCCGTCTGCAGTTCTTGTGCCACTTTCTAAAGGGTTTATTATAAAGTCTTTAAATGCTTCTGGGCTATCCATTGATATTTCAGCAGACTCAGCCAACAATCTCATTACAGGCGTAAGTGTTTGAGAAAAACCAACTGTGCTTCCATTTGGAAGTTTTACAGATGCAAAATTTCCTGATGAAGGATCAATATTTAATTCACCACCTGTAATATCTGCAAATTCTTTCATTAGTATTATTTGAGCTGTTGCTAGCTTACCCCATGCCTCTCTTGCTAAATCACCTCTTAATCCACCTCTAAATGCGTCAACTGAAAGTGCAACAACACCTCTAAACAATCTTGGCGAGAAGAATGCTAAAGCATTTTCAATAGATCTTTGCGTTTGCCCTATACCCATTGCAGCAGTATCCATTGACCCCGTAGATGCTCTTATAAAGTGATGTAGCTCATCTAGTTCGTCTACGTTTTTTATAAGTGGTTCAAATGCCTCATAAGTAAGAATTTTAAAAGCGTCAAGTGGATCACTATAAGTGCCTTGAAGTTTTTTACCAAATCTTTTAACTCTTGAGTACAAAGGAATGTCAGCTTTTGAGTAATATTCTTTTCCTTTTAATTTACCAAAGGCTCTAGCTATTAGCCCAGCTTCTTCAAAATCTTTACCACCTTTATTAAATAAATAAAAAAAGTCAGATGTTCTTGCACCAAGAGGGATGCCACCATCAATCATTTTTTGTATAGTGTCGGTATGTTTTGATATAAATTGATAATAATATCTCTCATCGTTTAAAGAATCTATCATTAGTTTGGTTCCTTGTGCCCAAGACTTTGGATCTCTTGAAAGTATAAATTGTCCTTGCAATAGTGGTGCAGCTAGGTCAAAGTTAGCCATAATACCTTTCATGGCATTACCCACGCCTTCTGCAAGCTGTAATCCTTTGTTTCCAATAGTTAAGGCTGCTTTACCAGTTTGAGTAGATTTTATCGCTTTCATAAGTGCAGAATCAAAATCCGTTACATCTGTTTCATTTAAAGCAATAGCAATTTTTTTTCTAGATGCTCTTGCTAAATTTTCATCTACCAGTACGTCACCAAAAGCTGTATTTTTTGCAAAAGATGCGTACTCATTAGCAAGCTGTTCAGTTTCTTTAGCTACCTCATCAATTTGTTTTAATCTTTGACCAAATACAGAATTAGGATCTTTTTTTAATTTTTCAATTTGTTTATTTAAATTTTTAAGGGCTTGAGGCCTTGCTGTTCCAGATACATTTTCTATATTTTGTAATTCTTCAGTTAATTCAGGAAAATTATATTTAATTTTGTTAAATAAAACTACCGGCTTTGTTGGAGATTTTCCAAGTATTTGATCTTGTATTTTAGTTACCTCATCAAATAATAAACTTCTACCTGTGTAAGTACCATCAACTATTTGATCGCTTGCGATATTTCTTACTCTTTTTCTTAGCTCATCATCGAATTGAGCTTTGTAAGTAGAATTTAAAAATGTTCTTAAAATATCAAATTCATCATTTTGATACCTTCCACCATCCTGAATAAATTTTTGTAAACTCTCTTCGTCTAGTGCTCTTAGTTTTGAAGGATCATACGTCACACCTCTTAAAAATTCTGTTTGTGCATCCTCACCTTCTTTTAGAATGGTTGCAGCAACTCTTGATATATAGGACTCACCTTTTAAAGCAGGTCTACTAAAAAATGATTCTCTGCTATACCCTTCTACATTTCTTGCAAACATTTCTTCTAATCTGTCTTCAAATATTTTTTGATACTTTCTAACGTATTTTCCAGTTGGTGTTGCTGCAGCTTCTCCTGCATTTCTAGCTATATTCCCAGATGCGTTAAGTAGTTTCCAATATTGCTGATCTCCTGCAGTGGTAAAAAACTTTCCATAAAACTCAGAGGTTGGAATTATTAATTTTCCATCACTGGTTTTACTTGGAACTTTAATGCCTAAATCCCTTAAAAGTTTTTCTGTAATTTCTACTTCTCCAACATGAGTTATACCTGCAACAGGATCTTTTCTAAATGGACTTCCTATTTCTTTTAGTTCTGCAAATGCTGGTGACTTCTCTATTAAATCAGGTATTGCATTTGTTTGCTGCAAATAAACTTGATGAGCTGCTTCAAGATAATCACTGGGACTATCAAAGTTGCTAAGAGCATTTCTTCCAATAGTAGCTCTTGGTGAAACAATACCATATATAAATCTTTGCAATCTACCCTTGCCTGAAGCACTTGATATAGTTTCTCCTGACAATACTGTTGCACCAGTAGGTGTTTCAAATAAAGTTTTTTCATTTACATCTATTTGATCTGCAGTTTTAAATGGTGAGTTTGGTCCTTTGCTTCCATATCTTACATAAGGCTTGCCTTCACTGCGACCAAAAATTAAATCTGGCCTAGTGTTTGCTCCCGGTGTAAATACTCCAGATCTATTTCTAAGAATGTCTGTGTCAAACGCTCCTCTTGATTGTGCTGAAATAACATCATCATTTACTAAGAAATTATTTAATTTTTTTAGCAATGTTTCGGAGTCCTCTACATTTCTTATCTTTCCATTAATAAAAGTTACTGGATTTGCGTTTGGATCTAAATTTTCTTGTTTTGAAAAAGACTGTTTTACTTTTGCTTGGTCAAAATATTTAGCATTGTCAATTTCTGATGTTAAATCTTCAAATATTTTAAGAAGCTCTCTTCTTGTATAACCAATTCTTCCGTCCCTTAAAACTCCATCTGCAGTGCCAACAAAGTTTCTTTTAGGTGGCAAATCATCTCCCAAGCCAAACGCTTGTAATCTTTCGTATGATATTACCTCTTCTGCTTCATCAGCGTTAAGTAAAACATTTTTATTAACTATTAGTCCGTCTGAAGTCGCTGCCTTTGATAGAGTATCTTTACCTAATTCAAATTTACTTAATACTTTTGCACCTTTTGCAGCTTTTAATACTAAACCAGCTTCGACAAAGTTAAATGGATCGTAGGCAAAAGCTATACCAGTTTTTTTAGACATTTCCGGAATATTAGTTAAATTTTTAGGAACTGGCTCACCTTTAATTGCTGCCTCTAAAAACAATTTTTGATTTGTTTTTGCAACTGATGGAATTTGATTAAAAGCAAAACTAGATGGTGCATAAAAAAGGTCTTGTAGAATATTTCTGTCATCCACTGTTGATATTCCAATAGTATTAAGACCAAATTCTACAGCATCATTTACCCATCCATAATTACCTAAATCTGTTTGATCAAAGGAATCTAAAACTTTTTTTTGTGATTCTGATACCTCGCCATCTTTGCCAACCTCTGTAGAAAAAAAATCTGATGCTTTTACACCTTTTTTTCTCAAACTTTTTCCTAAATCGTTAAGTCCCTCAAACTGAAGTGGGCCTCTTACAGTTCTTGGTAAATTCTCATTTGCAATCTCAAATGGCGTTTTGTCAGTAAAAGGCAAATCTGTGGTGCCTAAAAACGCTAGTGATGAATAAAAACTTTTACCTGCTCTATCTAGCTTGCCTAAAACATCTTCACCAAACTTTCTAAATGTACCTCTTTTATCTGGCTGTTCTAAGCCAAGTTCAGCTTCAGTACCACCAGCAGGTTTCCTAAGTTCTTGTGCAGTAACTACCTCTGGGCTTTCCTGAGTATCAGGTACTTGAGATTCAATTCTTTCAACCCTTTCTCTAAACTCAGCTTCTTGTCTTCTTTTTCTAGCTTGTTCAAATAGCCTAGGATCAGGTTGCTGAAGTAAACTATCAAGTTGTTTCTTTCTTGTCCTGTCTCTTAAAGTATTCTGTGGTCTATACCTTTCAAGCATTAACTTACTATTGCTCCTATTGTGCTAGCTCTTCTATTTTGTACACCCGGCGTTCTGCCAAGACTTTCAAGAACTGCTTCATCTTGCGTTGTTCCTTGTCCTGCTAAATTGCCAAGATATATTTGAAGTGCAGTAGGATTTTCTCTTTCAAGTTGTGCCAATCTTGCACTTGTCAAAGGAACACCAGTTTCAAGCGAACTCAAAACATCATCAGGAACTCTGCCAACTAAGGACTGCAAATAGTTTTGTGATATTGGTGCTGCTTGAGTTGTGCCACCACCAAGTTGTTGTATAACTGTTGGTAAAACTTCTCTTGCACCATCAAATGCACCAAGCCTAGATAACAATCCTTCTACATTTTGAGTGCCACCAAGAGCAGCTACTGTGCCCGGTTGAAAGAACCCTGATATAGCTTGTATCAAGTTTGGCCTTGCACCAATCCTTTGTTTTTCTAATTCTAGTTCAACAAAGTCAGTTTCGCTAAGTCCTTGCCTTTCTAAAGATAATCTTTGATCTGCAGTTAATCCAAATGGATTAGCTCTTAATTTTTCTATTTCAAGTTGATCTTGTGCAGTAAGTCCAAACGGATTTGTCTGAGCTTGTGCTACTGCAAGTTGATTCTTTTGATTCTGAGCCTCTCTGGCCATTAATAGAGCGTTACCTACATATTCGTTATAAAAGTCCAACAGAAGCTCTCCTGCAGGATCTAAGGTAGGTACAACAGTTGTTATTGTGTCTGGTATACCTGCAGCAACTGCATCTTGAGGATCAAGTGCTAAGAATGCTGGATTAGGAACAGTTTGTTCAACATTTCTTGTAAGCTGTTGCAATAACTCACCCGGAAACTCTGGTAAAAACGGAGAACCATTTTCATTGAATTTCAATGGCTGAGATATTTGCTTAAAGAATTTATTTAAGAATACTGTGTCACCACCTGCAGATTCTACTGCAGCTTTACCTGAACTATAAGCAGATGTTAAATCCTCTGAAGTCTGCACACCAAGGCCTGTATTAAATCCATCTATTTGAGTTTCTAGACTATTTAAATTTGCATTATCAAATCTAGAAATCGGAGGCCCACCTTTACCTGTACCTGCTCCATCTTCTAATGAATTTTCATCAGTTCCAGCATTTGGATCTTTAAAATCTTTATCTATCTCATCTGCAATACTGCCCGGTGGTATTTGATCACCCGGAGGAATAAAATCAAATTGTTGTCTCATCATAGTTGAAGAGCCACCTTCTTGTTCTCCTTCTGGATCACCTGCAAATAAATTGCCTACTGCACCTGCAGCAGAACCAATTGCACCACTAATATCATCACGAAAATCTGCTCCTGCGTCTGCTAAAGGACCTTCAGGAACTAAACCTAATGCAGCACGAGTAGTGTCATCAAGTGGCGTAATACCTAAATCTCCATCTGCCAATCTGCCAAAAAGTTCTCTGTTGTAACCAAAATATCCCGGATCATTAAAAAAGTTTTGAGCACTAAAATCAGGTCCAATAGGTGTTCCTGTGCCTCTATTTGCTGCTAGGTTACTAATTCCTGCAGCGTCTAACATTGGAGCTGTTCCACCCACGACTGTTTGACCACCTATATCAACCTGTCTATTTTCAGGTAATACTTCCTGAGTTCTTGATTCTACGATTCCTTGTAAAACATCTGGACTACCAACAAAGTTACCTTGAGGTATCTGGCCTAATATATCAGCTTGCCTGTTTTGCATATTTGCTGCATTTGAAGCTGCTAGATTTTCTAGTCTTCTTTGCTCTGCAGCAGCAGAAAAACCTGTATTAGCCAATCCCGGTGTTGCAGGGGTCGGAGGAATAAAAGATTGCTGTTGGCTAAACAAATTGCCAGTAACTGCAGATGGGCTTGTACCCGGTGAAAGCATACTTGTAGACTGATCAACATTTTGATCTCTTCTATTTCGTAGCCTTTCTTGTTCTGCTCTTTGTTCTCTCAGCGTTTGCTGAATGTCATAATTCATCATTGTTGGAATCCTTTTAGTAATTTTTCTAATGCTTCTTCTCTAGTTCTAGCCTGTCTTTGCTTTGGATCTTCAGGTTTCTGCATATCCTTGTAAGACTCTCCGACTGTTCCTAAAAATCTTTTCATTAGGTCATCTGTTTCTTTGAATGCGTTATTTATAAAATCGTTCTTGCCCATTTATACTCCTAATCCGGGTGGTAAGTCTCTACCCGGGACTCTTTGGTTTCCTGTTCTTGCTGGGCTAGCTATTTGACGAGCAACTAAATCTTGCTCTCTAAGACTTCCCGGTATTACAGGTCTTGTGTTAGTTTGAACTCTTGCTCTTTCTGAGGCTAAAGTTCTTGGTGGTTGATTCACCGAACTAAAGTTTCCAGCGTTTGGTAGTTGCTGTGAGCCTTGAGTGTTTATAATGTTTTGTGCAATCTGCTCTGCTTGAGCTGTAGATGTCTGTCCACCACTAGCAGATTCAATGATCTGTGCTAACAATGGCACTCTTCTAGCTGCCTCACCTTGAAGAACCTCTTGTACCTGTTGAGATTTCAAGAACTCTTCTGCAAGCAACCTAGATCTTACATCAAGTGCATTTGACACACCTGCTTTTCTGAGCGATGTATCATGATCTATAAATCCTGATCTCCAAAGGTTTGCATAAAGATTTAGTTTTCTTTCCTGCTCCTCTGGAGATGTTGGTGTAAGTTGCACCATGTTTACATAGTGACCTCTAATATCATTAGGCCTGATTATTGCATCTAGTGCACCAGCTTCTGTTTTTCCAAATACAGTTACCTTATCTTGAATTACGTTTTCAATAATTTGTAACACAATAGAGTTCCTGTTCTGAAGGCCTCTTTGAGATGCTTCTACATATGGACCAAAGTTCAAAGCTGCTATACCTGCAAGAACTGCAGTGTGATATCCAGATGCAGCACCTTGTGGTCGTTCTCCCCTGACAACAGCAGGTGCAGTATTAGATTCAATAGCTCTGCTCATCATGCTCTGTGCAATCTGTATTGATGCAGGTGGTTCTGCCACTCTGCTCTGCTCAATAGTTACGTTCTGAGGCATAAAGTTTTTAGCACCCGGTGTCTCTTCGTAACCATCCATAACTTGTTCTGTGATACCCGGAGGCCCTCTAAAGTCTCTAGTCGGCCATGCTGAGTTAGCAACAATGTCCATGTACTGTGAAGCCAGCCTAGACTCTGCCCTAAGCATGTCGAAGTTACCATGCAGTATTCCTCTGTATAATCTTTCAGGTTCAGCGTCCTCGGTCATCAAACCTGTGTGAGGCCAATACTGTGTAAATGGCAGAGTCTTGTATCCGTGTCGCCTTGGCTCTAATGCAAATTTGTCATCTGCTACATACGCTACTTGCGTTTTTGTCCAGTATTCAATAAATTCTACTCTTCCTGTCATTGGGCCATCCCAATCAGGAAAGTGTGCAGAAACCCAGTCTGCGTCTACTTCGTAGTAGTGGATTATCCATCTAGGATCTTGTCCATTGTTAAGATCCCAAACACAACTTTTTGGGTTTACTGTTGTAGTAATAACGGGGAATGTAAGATTTCTATTATCAAGAACTTCTTTTACACGTTCTTTATAATCTGCGTCTTGACCATCTGCTGGAGGTTCTGGAAACTCTTGCCACCTGTTTGCAGCAAACTCTGTCTTTTCCCAAGCAACTCCGTACAATGCCATTTGCTTTGCAATCTCTCTTCTAGTTGGAGAGAACTGTTCTAGCATATGGTTTGCACCGATCAAAAACTTTTCAATAAGTTCTGCTCTTGCTTGACCTCTTGCTCCCGGTGATGGCACTGATATATCTAAGAACTGAGGTGTAACGTGTGCTACAAGTGAGTTGACAACACTTTGAGATGTACCAAGTCTAATTAGTGATCCAGTCTCTGGAACATCAAAATCAAACTCACCAAGATAAAATTCTTCAGACTCACTACACAAATCATAGAAATCTCTAAACTTTGATTTACCCTGATTCAGCTTATCCATGATAAGTTCAAGACTAACCAAAGGTTCTTCTATAGGATTTGCTCCCTCTCTTGCTATCTCCTCTTCTGGGTCAGAAGATGTCTGCTGATAGCCACCTTGATATGATACCAATGCTACTCCTTATTGTTCTTTTATCAGGAGCTCAGGTTCTTCGTAGTTTTCCATCTCACGCTTCATCTGTCTCCATCTTTTTATTCTGGATGACTTCTTAGAATAGCTTGAGTTTAGTGGGGTGATTCCAGACTTTGACGTAGGAAAGAATTTTTCTTCATTCATATCTACAGCAGGATCACAGGCCATTAAAGCCAAACATTCTGCATCCACCCAGTCATCATGCCTCCCGGACACAGTATAAAAAGTGTGTCCCCGATTTGCTGTTTCCCTATGTGCAATGTCTTCTAACTGACTTATTAGTTTACCCCAACTCTGTGGAAATGCAACTGTTTCTTTTTCAAGCGACAGTGCATAGTCTAAAAATAATTGATATTTCTTTGCAGGTGTAAAGTTGTATCCAACTACAGGAATAGACTCTTCCATAAGCTCACGATACAGCACGTCTTCTCCTAATTTACCACCTAGACCTGTAGAGTCCATGTAAATCTCTTGTACACCCCATCTAATCGCCTCACGCTTGATAGTTTCTACCTGCAGAGACCAATCTGTTTTTAAAAGTTCTACAGCAAACACAGAAGTTCTGGATTGTCTGTCTTTGATAATCAAAACTGTCGCATCGTTAGTTCTACCTAGGTCAAGACCTGCTACATAGAATCTGTCTTCGTGTGGTCTTGCAAGTTCAATAGAATCTGGTTTTGAGTACGCTGCAGTAACATTCCTAAAAAAGTTACCTGCTCCTTCTGGTTGATGAGCCATGTAAAATCTTTCCCATATGTTTTCTGTAAGAGTTGCCTTTTCTTCTTCTATTTCCATCTTGTCGTCTTCAGTCAGATACGGATTATCAAACGTAGATGCGTGAAATGCCTCTCTTCTGTTTGATGGATTATCTTTTGCCATCTTAAAATTTCTTGCAAACCAGTGCTGTGAGCTTTCTGGAGGTATGCCTTCTACAATAGCCCTGCCCATTCTACCGGGAGAGTTAAGCGTAGGCCTGACCTTGTTCCACGCAGCTTCTTTGATGTCCTGTGATTCAGCCATGTGTAGAAAATCAAGACCTACAGTTTGCAGTCCTTCTGGATTATCGGCAGACTTCAGTTCCCAGAAAACAGATCTTCTCCACTTTCCTGCCATCCATTTGCCGTTTGTGTCTTTAAAATCTAGCCACACGTTTAATTCATCGTGTTTAAATCCACCACCTCTGCCACCTCTTTGATTATCTTTTTTTACTCTTACAAGATTCTCAGGAATAAACTCTTGCATCTCGTTCCACTGCTGTAACATCTGTGCTCTTGTAGGTGCAACTGTCCAGACATGGATAGGTGGTATTAGTCCTGCTTCATTTGCAGTTTGTTTTTTAGTTTCACCGGGAAAGATGACAGGCATGACTGAGGCTTTCCGTATCACAGAGAGGGCTTCATTCAACGCAGAACGTGTTTTACCAGCACGCCTGCCAGCTTGCACAAATTTAATCTTGGCTTCGCTTTCGTGCATATTCTGTTGCCAAGGGTATGGTTTATACATTATAGATCTGGTGCAATAGTTGGTAGATCATCTTCTTCTTTTTTACTGAAATCAGGAAGTCCGTCATCAACAATCAGTTCTGTGTTATCGATGCTGTGCCCTTCAAGTACACCCGGGCCTTCTTTTTGCTGATCAAAGTAATGTTTGATCTCTGGTCTTTCAGATACATTCTCTACGATATCCAGCATTCCTGCCTCTAAAATTAATTTAATCGCAAAGTCAGTACCTGCTTTACCTTGTGCCTTAGCATCCTCTAGGTGCATAAACTGAATCATTGCTGCCTCTTGAGTATAGAGGGTATTTAATTGTGCAGTAGTAAGTCTTGAGTTTCTTTTACTCTGTGGTATTTCTGGATACGCACCTTCTTCTCTGTATTCTTGAAGTGCATCATAAAAATCTTGACACTGCTCAATCTGTTCTTTTAACTCATTGGCATCCCATCCGAACTCATCACACATCTCCCTGAGTGCAGCATTACTAGATCCGTATGTGCCAAGCAGTATATAAACCTTCCTGAGTCTTCTAGGCCACTGTTTCCAAGCAGGCAGTACCTTAAGCACCCTTTTCTCAATAGCAGTAAACCCTGTACCTATTCTGGCAATGATCTCTTGTACATTAACTGGCATTTCGTTTTCTTCTCCCCTCTCTTTTTAAATTAGTCTTTGCAGTAGATACTCTTAAATTAGATCTCTTGTTATTCCTAGGATTGTTATCTTTATGATCTGCGTGCTTACCATCACCTACCTTAAGACCAAGCATTCTTCTTGCAGCATTACGACTGGCTCTTTCCTTTGCTCTATTGGGCCTATTCTTCTTCTCCCACGCTAACTCCTTTTTATAATCTCTTTTTCCATTGGTCATAAATGGCATTAGAGTTCCATCCTCTCAATAAACACCGGAGTATTATCTCCCATGAATGCACCTGTCACATTATAATCAAAGTATTCCATGGCCTCATCGTCACTCATACCTTGATCCGTCAGGATCTCGATACATTTTGATTTATCGTATACTGCCATGAATTTAGAGAATTGTTGACCAATACCTATAAACGCATCATCAAACCCATCAGCTAATAGTATTTCCATATCCGGGTATTCTTCATGTATTTTATTAGATAGTGTCATATTGTAATCTCAACGCTCTGAGAGGTATACATATATATAATACATACCCCCATACGTCTATCGGCGTATTATTGCCAGTCAATAAAAATTATGCAATAGCCAATTATATATTATTGACAAGTCAATTATAACATATATTGTTTAATATGTCAAGATGAGAGAGAGAAAGAAAGCTATTGACAATATAATATATTTATGATAGAATTAATATTATTAATATATTAAATATAATAAATTATATAAATAATACTTGACAATATTAAAAAGATTTGATAAGATAATAAAAGAGATTAATAAAGTAACTTAATCAAATAGTTAAGGAACTCTTTAAAGAAAAGCTAGTATAAGCACTGCAAAGCAGATAATTACTAAAAGATACTTGACAAGTGAGAGAGAGAGTGATATACTTAATCTTAAGAAAATAAATAAAATTAAATAAATAGCCAAACATAAATGGCACGAGTGGAGTTGAGAACATGGTAACTACATTTACCAAGTATCCTAAGCAACACTGCAAGGTATCAGGTCGTGAGCAAAACGTATCTAGATGCCAGAGTAGAGGACATCAGCAATGTATTCCTACTGCTAAGGATCACTTAAGAGTAACTGAGTATAACTTTCACGCTTTGAGTAGCGTGTCAGATATGCCAACTAAAAGACAACAGAAGACGAATAAGACTAAGGGCATTGGTGGTGCAATGGCTAAGGATTGGCTACCTGTTAAAGCCCCTAAGAAGAAGTTCCCTAGAACTAGGGACAATCAAAGATTTACTTACTATATGTAGTATTGACTTGAGAGAGAGAGTGTGGTAGTATATAATTAAATAGTTAGATAAGCCTACTAACAATAAATAAACAGGCACTATATAAAGTGATTGGTCAATAGCAATTGCAGACATAAACTACAAGATAGGATATGTTTTTCAGAAATGAATATTGATCAATTACAGAGAGTGAGATCGGTTGCATCATAGGGAACGGAAAGGTTCTAGAACAATAGTCATGCCTCGATACAATCGATGCTCTGCAGTCGGTCACACTCTCACACATAACAACAATGAAAGGATAAGTTATGAACATAAAAGAAAAAGCTAAGATCATACAAGAAACGTATAGCGATCTATACTTTCTTAGAGGATTACATATCAAGATCAATCTTGATAGCCTAACTGATCTTACATGGAGAAATGAGAAAAGTTGGAGAGGTTGGTTATCTAATTCTGGTAGGAAATACGGCAAGATATGGACTCTAAATTTTGCTAGTAAGTATTGGGCAGTCAAGCAGTTAGCAAGTGCAGTAACAACACGCACACCAAGTCTAAAAGATATACACGTCTTGAGAGATGATTATGTTATGGCACACCAAACAGCAACAGAATTTGGTAAAGCCAAACTAAAAAGAAGAATGAAACACTTAGATAAAATATTGCAGATAGAGTTTACAGACTTTCTGCCAGAAAGAGAGGATTAAAATGAAAGATTATTTAAAATGTACAAACGATAATGTTCAAGAATATATAGATGTAATATATTCAGTTATGCACGATGAAGATGAAATTGAAAAACTAAGAGAAAATTCTTTATCATCTGAAAATTTTAGAGAGTGGAAAAAATTAACACATGAGAACAGAAAACTTTTTCAAATAATTCAATTGTTAAAGGAATACGCAATAATAAGTTCTATTGAATAAGGAGTAAAAATGAAAGAAGTAAAAAGCGACGTAGAATTTATATCTGCTGTAAGACGTCTAAATTTTATAGAAAATCTTTTTATTGATAATAGAATCCGTTTAACAAAACAAGTGGATAAATTACATGAAAGTAACAGTTCTAATTACAACTCAATAGTAATTAATGATATTAAAAACACTATCAAAAGAATTGAAAAATATAATAAAGATTTATATTTAGCAAATTTAAAAAAGAATTATCAAATAAATAAAGATAATATTTTATAAACAAGAAAGGAGAAAAAATGAAAGAGTATGAGATTGAGATACACGTTACAACAAGAAAAAAAGTAACGATAAAGGCTCACACAGAGGTACAAGCAATCACAACTGCTGAAGTAGATGTTGCTGAAATGCTGATGCAAGATGAAGAGTCAGGCAGAAATAAATATGTAGGTGCTGAAGTAATGACACCTCTACAAACTGAACTAGAATGGGAGCAAGAATGATTAAATGTAAATATTGTAATCGTAAATTTATAACGATAGATGAATTAAATATTTGTCATTATTGTTATGTAAATGTTTATAGCAAGGAGCAAGAATGATTGAAACTAATACTTGTGATAAATGCAAAATTGTAGAACCTGTAATTGATTTGGTTTGGGATACTGATGATGAATGGTGGGATAGTAAATGGGCAAAGCAAAATAATCATGTCGCATTATGCGAGGAATGTTTTTACGATAAGGAGCAAGAATGAAAAAATATTGGGTTGAAGAATGGTCGCAAGATACAAGACGCTTTGAGATTGTATCTAATCATGTGTTAGATGCTGACATTTTAGAGTCAACTTACTTTCATGGAGCAGGGTCGTATGATGAGAAAGCAGATGCTGAAGACATCACAGAGGAAGTAATAGAAGAAATGAAAAGAATGGATTACAAAACAATTCCAAGCGATTTAAAAGTTACTGTGAAATTTACAGGCACAGAATATGGTGATGACAGCCAGACTTGTAGTGGTGAATTTGCATAAAGAAAGGAGCAAGAATGATTTGGTACAAGATAAATGAACGCAATGGTAATTATGAGTACACTCATAGATACTTTATGGAAGGAGATATTGAAGAGTATGAAGGCACGAGAAAACAAGATGAGGTTCTTTTAAAGAATTTTTATGGAGAAGAGTCAGTTAAATATAGTGAGGCTGATAGAGCATGGTGGTTACATGGAGAATGTTTGGTAAGTGTATATGGAGTTGCAGAGTATGATGATGATGCACAAGCGTTACACAGAATTTTAAATAAAAAATTAAACGGATTACTATAGAAAGGAGTAAAGATGTACGGAGTTGAGAACGCATACTTCAAGTCTTATGAAACTGACAAGTTCATAGATGAAGTATTGAAAGAGCAGAGTCCAATAGACAAGCTCAATCAAGCAAACGCACAGCAGTTCAACAGAATTATGACTGAAATAGCTGCTGAAAAATTAACATAACAATAGAAAGGAAAAGAAATGAAAATAAAGTTTAGCGTTGACGATTGGCACGGCTTTGAGATTGACGGGGTACAATATGATTTAAACTTGTACGCTGACCAAGATACATCTATTCAAGCAACTATTTATAGATGCACAAAGGATGAAAATGGCACATGGTCAACTGAAACTGGTGCAGAAAATAACATTTTGGAATGTTCATCAGAAATTGAAATAGAAATAGTACAAGATCGGCCCGATACACCGGACATAGATAGTATCGCAGAAAGAAACTATGAGAACAGGAGAACATAATGCCTGAATACGAATTTGAAATCAATGTAACTAAAAGAAAAAAAATAACTGTTGAAGAAGAAATCCCTGAAGATGCAATAGAGAAAGTAGCTTCAATGTTAGATGATATGAAAGCTGAGGTTAGAAATTTAGTTGATGCAGATATTCATAATTACAGAGAGATAAGGAGAAGATAATGGATAAACACAAAGAAAGCGACTTAGACGAGTACGTTAGAAGCCTCATAGCAGATGAGATAATAGATAATTACAAAGGTAAATGGGCATACGCAACCACTGACTCACTGATTGAAGAATTAGAAATCGTTTACAGAGAGGGCATCAAAGGGTTGAAGAATATGGACTACGAAGAGATTAAAAGAGAACTTGAAGATCAGAAAGGAGACCATAATGAGTAGAGTATTAACAGATAAAGAATGTCAGTATTTAGCCGAGATTGGAAAGAAAATACGCTTGGCTTTGGAATGCGACATAAATGGTACAGGGCTACCTTGTAGAACTGATAGACTTGCAAGTGTAAAACTAATGAGGGAATACCTAGCAATTCATGATTATGAGCTAAATGAGAATATTTAATTGACAGATAATTAGAAATATGTATAATGAGAGAGTGAGAGAGATTAACTAGCCTAAGGAAAGGAGGTTATATGAGAGTTGATTTTACTGAGATGGCTATCATCACAGGTCAGAAAGAATTAAATGATCTGATGGCTGAACAAAAAAGACAACGCAGTTGCAATCACTCCTATCAAATGTCAATACATGACTTACAGATATTTGTCTGTACCAAGTGTGATGACATGGTAGAAGTTGATGCACATAAAAACGATAACAGATAGAAAAGGAGTAAAAATGTTATTAGTAGAAATAATAAAACTGTACACAGATGAAATTGAAAGAGATGAAATATTTAGTCGGGAGTATCGCATAGTTGAGGACTTAAATTCTCATACTAACTGGGAAAAAGATCCCGATCATTATAACGTTCAATGGAAAAAGAATGGTGGAGTTTGTTTTGAAGTTGAGGTGTTATTTGATTATTGCTGGATAGAGGAAAGCCATGATCCCTCACATGACAGAGGAGAGTGGCACCTATACAAAGGCGATTACAATTATAAATACGCACTACAGAGATTCAGGAAAGGTGACAATATCGATTGGTACTTTGATTCACCCACAGAAAAAGAGATTGTTGCGATTAGTGGAATATGGGGTTGGTATGAAGAAGATGAGAAAGCACACAAACACTTACTAAAAAAGACGGGCAATATCTTTGGTAACTATGAACCATTCCATATCCACAGACAAAAGTACAAGGGTAAAGAATACACTGACGCTCAGATAGCGTTTGCTAAACAAATACAGGAGAGAAAGTAATGAAAGAAATAGAAAAGATGACTAACGAAGAACTTGCTAGTCTACACGCAGAGCTTGTCGAGGCAAAGCGTGAGATAGAAGGTAAGTTAAATCCTATCAAGGTAGCATTGCTACGCAGGATGGATGAGACTGGTGGAGATGCTCTGCCAGTTGAAGGGTTCAATGTGTCAAGGAAGATGACTTGGCAGTATGACCCTAAGAGTTTGATGGCTGCTCTCTACGGAGAGGTCAGGCTTATCTCTGATGAAGAGTTGGCCAAGCTAATCAAACAGATACCACCAATGATGAAAGTTGATGGTACAACTGCAAGGTCTTTGATTAGTAAGTATGGGCTTGGATCTAAAGTCCATGAAGCAATAGAAAAAAATAGGGATGGCAAGTCAGTCATTCTAAAAGTTGAAAGGAGTGATCAATGAATGATCCAAAGGCGTTAATGATGTGGGGAGAGATGG